TACCAGACTATATTAACCATCAGTTAAAGGAAAAATACATGAAAAAAGATGAAATCATTGAGATGGCTAAGCAAGCAGGTTTTGAAAGGCTTGGTGTATATGCTCAATTTGGCGATGATTGGGTGGGTTTTACTAAAGACCTTGAGACTTTTGCCAAACTGGTAGAAGAAAAAGAACGTGAATTGGTAGCCAATTGGCTGATGAGAAAAGGTTTTGCTACGGGTCATGGAGACACTATTGTTGATATGATTGACGAGCTTGAGTGGCAAGTAGCAGAGCGTGAGCGTGAGGCTTGTGCGGAAATCTGTGATGTATTAGCCGTGCATCCTGAATACGCATCAAACATTACTAAGTTAGTGGCGCAAGCCATACGCAACAGGGGACAAGTATGAAATGGAAACCTAGCGGATTTGGATATGACCAAGTTGAATTTACATGGCTTGATTTATTTAAAATGATGATTGGAAAAGAATTGAAAGATGGCGCATTAGTTGCCAGAAGAGCAAGGGGGCAAGAATGACTAAAGACGAAACATTAAAACTGGCGCTTGATGCGTTGGAAGGCTTTATACCTTATTTGCCATTGAAAGATGAAGCACAATGTAATCGTTATGACAAAGCCATTACTGCACTACGTCTTGTTATTGATGTGGAAAACATGGCTTCTAAATCTACCTATAAAGAACAAATAGAAACAAAAGATGAGCCTGTGGCGTGGGGCATGGAAACAGACGGTCTTATCTATGATGTAATCTGCCCTGCTGAGCATGAGCGTGAAGAAGGCGAATACACCATACCTCTATACACCACACCACAACTAGAAACAGAGGATAAGCCTGTGGCGATAGTCATATCTGAATCAGGGGCAAATGTAACACATTCTTGGTGGCATGAGCCTGCATTACCTATTGGTACAAAACTCTATATCAAGGAGAAGAACACATGACTGAAGAAACAAATAAATGCACAGCCTGTTCATGTGACTTTACAGACGATGAGGGTGGGGTGTATGGTGACTTTGGAATCTTACCAATGTCTTTTTGTCCTACTTGTCTATCTTGTATGCTAAACATGGCTGAACAGTTGAATCCTAAAGAATGGGTAGGACTGACTGATAATGAATATCAGGACATCCTCATTAAACACGACAATGGTGGATTACTTAGTTTTTACAACTTGGTTGAAAAAAAACTTAGGCAAAAGAACACTGAATGATAGAAAAGATCAGAACTTTTGATGGAATAGTAAGAGGGGTACCACGCAATAGAAAGCTTGTGGTAATTGAAAGTTTTATGTACAGATGTACTAACTGTGGTATAATTTGGAGAACTAAAGATGACACAAAAGCTCACGACTGCACCAATAAAGACTCATGCGACTCGCAAAGAGAGGGTGATAGTCCCAGTACAAAAGATAGTTGACGCAAAAACTACTAAGGCACCAGTACCAAAAACGCCAAAGGCAGAAGAGGTAAGTGACTTAGACTGGATGAACTGGGTACAGTACGCCCAAGCAAGACTACAGTTCCTCGAAAACAAACTCGCAGAAACAAGCACAAAGCTCGAAGAACTCAAAGAGACCAACAGATCACTACAAAAGAGATTGCTACAAGGTTAAGAGTAAGTTAAACTAAAATAGTGCATAAGAGTTTGGGAGAACGTAATGCCTAAAGAAGTAAATAAAGGTGGAAGACCAAGTACCTATGACATAGGCATAGCCAATGAGATCTGTGCTAGGGTAGCCACTGGTGACACCATACAAAACCTCACAAAGAATGCTTTACTGCCTGCTCAGTCAACTGTATACAAATGGATTACATTACACCCAGAGTTTGGGGAGATGTTGCGTCAGGCGAGAGCAGACTACGCAGTAACCCTAGTAGATCAGTATGCAGAGATCATGGATAAGGAGCCTTCAACCTTCTTCGATCAACAGGGTAATAAGCGTATAGACCCTGCCTCAGTAGCTGATAAGAAGCTCAGGATGGAGGGTAGGAAGTGGTTAGCAGGGAAGTACAACACCTTGTTTGCTGACAGGACTCCTACAGAGAAGCCTGAGGAGGAGAGCCAAGTCATCGATGTATTGGCTAAAGAGATTGTCAGCACAATGGTCAAGAACTACGAGATGAAGCGTCAGTTAGTGATTTCCAATGCATGAGGAGATCATTGAGCAGTTACAAGACCCTGAGATACAAGAACACCTCAGGAAACTGTCTGCAGAGGATCTGATAGCCTTTAAGTGGCATATGGGGTGGTTATCGAACGCCCATGACCATCAGATAGTGCCTGCAGGGGATTGGTGGAACATCTGGCTTCTATTAGCAGGTAGGGGTGCAGGGAAGACCAGAACAGCCTCAGAGACCATAGGTAGGTGGGCTTGGGAGCTTCCCAACAGTAGGTGGCTATGTGCAGGCCCTACCTCTTCTGATGTGAGGGGAACCATGTTTGAGGGGGATTCTGGCCTCCTGAATGTTATCCCTCAAGAACTGATCAAAGACTACAACAAGAGCTTTCACGAGCTTTACCTGACGAATGGTTCCTTACTGAAGGGTATCCCTGCCTCAGAGCCTGAACGCTTTCGTGGAGGCCAGTGGCATGGTGCTTGGTGCGATGAGTTAGCCGCATGGGACTACATCACAGACGCTTGGGATCAGATCCAGTTTGCAGTACGCCTAGGCACCAAGACAAGGATAATCTGCACCACTACGCCTAGGCCAAAGGACTTGATCGTGGACTTAGTAGGTAGGGATGGGGACGATGTGGTGGTGACCACAGCCTCGACCTACACTAACTTAGATAACCTAGCCCCCTCATTCAGGAAGCAGATCCTCCAGTATGAGGGCACCAAACTGGGAAAACAGGAGATCTATGCTGAGATACTCGATCCTGAGGACACTGGCATCATCAAGAGGTCTATGTTCAAGCTTTGGCCTAATGGTAAGGCTTTCCCTAAGTTTGAGTACATTGTCCAGAGCTACGACTGTGCAACCTCAGAGAAGACTCAGAACGATGCCACTGCCTGTATAACCCTTGGCGTGTTCAAGCCCACTGATGGCCCAATGAGTGCCATGGTGATCGACTGTTGGCAAGATAGGCTCCAGTACCCTGATCTACGCCCTAAGGTCAAAGAGGAGTTCGAGGTGGTCTTTGGGGAGGGGAAGGACAAGAAGAGGGTGGACTTGATTCTGGTGGAGGACAAGTCAGCAGGTATCCAACTAATTCAAGACCTCCAAAGAGCACACTTGCCTGTTCGGGCGTACAACCCCGGACGAATCGACAAAGTCCAAAGACTCAATGTGGTCAGTCCAGTTATTGTCCATGGTCGAGTCTGGATACCTGAGAGTGGTAAGAACAAGGGCTTTGTCAAGGACTGGGCAGAAGGCATGGTCAGCCAAGTGTGTGCCTTTCCTGAGTCTGCTCACGATGACTATGTAGATGCCATGACCCAAGCCCTGAGGTTCCTGAGGGACACTGGATGGCTAGATGTCGATGGGCCAAGGCCAGATGACTACGATGAAGACGATTATGTGGATTCAGGAATGTCTAGAAGCAAAGGCAACCCCTATGCACAGTAAGCTAGACCCAAGGTCAAACCCTAGTCATAATATAGGCAATCACATCTACAGAGGTCAGAATGCCTAACCCTCGTGCTCAACAGCCTTTATCGTTTGACCAAATCATTAAAGATGCCAAGAGCCTTGGTGTCCCTGCACAAGCCCTGTTAGATGCTTTGGCAGGTGGTGTAAAGGGTTCTGTCAGTGCTACAGTGGGTGCCCCTGCAGATATATATAACCTACTGAACCAAGTCTCCTTCAGAGGCCAGTTGCCTAACCTACCTTATGGCTCAGAGGACATCTCTAAGATGCTTCCTGATGTTGTTCCTACCCAAGACAAGTCACGCCAACACAGTGCTGAGTATGGCGAGAACATGGGAAGCTTCATACCTACACCTATGACAGGCCAAACTTTGAAGGGTGCTGTCAAGCTAGGCAAGGCAGGAGCTAGAGCCTTGGGTGAGGAGATGGGCAGACGAGCAGTGATGGGTGAGTCCTTTACTCCCTTTGTCAATACAGCCATCCCCCAGACCCATGTGGTCAAGCCCAAGGGTGGAAACTGGTTTGCAAATGAGGTTGAAAATAAATTAAAAGGATATAAGCAATCCGATCTTTTAAATAACATCAAATATTACCATGGCCCAGAATTTGAAAAAGCTAGAGAAGCTCGAATCAAAGAATTGAAAGAGCATGGTAATGAGGGTGCTTTGCGTGTTGCTAAAATTCTTGAAGAAAACATAGAGCCAGACAAAGCTAAAGGTGCACTTAATCAGTGGGTAGACAAGAACTTAACTAACTATGTCAAGAAAGAAATGGGTACGCCTGATGATCCAGTGCGTAAGTTAGCAGAAGAAGGGATTGTTCATAAACCATTTGAAGATTTACTACAGTTTGATAAAGATGAATTAGGAACCTATCGTGCTGAACAAGGATTCCCTCCTGAAGGTTTAGGTAAATCTCCCCAAGCTCAAGCTTGGGAAAATGAAGTTGACCTTACTTTTAATATTAAAAAAGCAAAAGGCCTTCAAGAACTTCCTGAAAAAATAGCTAAAGCAGAATTAGCTAACGCAGAAAGAATACAGGCAGAAGCTAATTTAAATTCAAAGGTTGCTCAATATTTTAAAAACAATCTTCCTAATTTAACCGAAAAGGATTTAAACAATTTAGTTAAAGGATTGGGATACGATGAAAAAGAACGATTGATTGATGATAATACTTTTTCAAATACACTTGCAAAACTACAAAAACTTACGTCTTTTGATGACGATTACAACTTAAAACGTCTTCAAGAAAACCCATGGGTCAACAAGGTTGCACCTGACACTAATATTTATTCAGCCCAAACAGGTGGCCTTGGTTTTGACCATATCCTTGATGTGCTTAAAGAAGATGTAGCTAGTGGACGCTTACGTCCAGAGAGCCTCAAGAACGTCAGTATGGAACAGGCTGTACGCAGAACTTATGAGTATGACCAAGAGATGGCAAAGAAGATGGCAGAAGCCCAGTTCAAAGTTACTGAGGGTATGCCTGTCCACAAAGAGTATCCTGAAGGGTATAAGTGGATTGAGTTGACTACACCAAAGAAAGAATTGCCTTCAGGTTGGAGCGTCAAAGAAGCTTTAAATCCAATCAGTGGTAAACAATTCCAAGTGTTTGACGAGAATGGTTCCCCAATTGTTGGGGCGTATGGAAAAACCGAAGAATCTGCCTTAAACTCTGCAACCAAACAACTTGGTAGGCCAGAGTTAGAAAAAGCCCTTCAATACGAAGGCGAGACCATGGGTCACTGCGTTGGTGGCTATTGCCCTGACGTATTAGAAGGACGCTCACGCATTTATAGCTTGAGAGATGCCAAGGGTGAACCTCATGTGACTGTAGAGGCAATACCACAAAAACATCCTATAGGTTATAACAGACAAGGGAACCAACCATTTCCTGAAGATTTTGAATATAGTTATAAAAAATTACCTCAAGAACAACATCAAGCTGTATACAACAGAGCAAAAGAAATATTTGATAGTCTTGAACATGAAAGTCCAAGCTCGGTTATGGATGCATTTCAACAGGCTTCAAACGAAATTATTGGCGAAGCAAAACCAAGCATTCAACAAATCAAAGGCAAACAAAACCTTGCACCTAAAGAACAATACTTACCCTATGTACAAGACTTTGTAAAGTCAGGCAACTGGAGCGATGTAGGTGATATAAAGAATACTGGGTTGTACAAGCTCGATAAGGACTTTTTAGGTCAAGTATCAGCATATATGCCAGAAGCTGTGGACATTCAACATTTAAGGCAACCACAGCGAGAAGAAGCTCTTCTTAAAGCTATGGAGGTAGGCGAATTAAAACCCGGCTACATTACAAGAAATGAATACGAGTCAGCAGTTCGTAAACATGGCACACCAACATATGGTGAAGTAACTGACGATTTATTGAATCAACTGCAAGCACCAATACCACCAGTTGAAGGCATGAAGAAAGGTGGAGCAGTCACCATCTCTAACAACCCTGACACTATGTACATGGAGTTGATGGATAGACATCTAGCAGGTGGTGGAGCAATCACCAAGCTTGCTAGAGCTTTAGCCAAGAAGCCTGAGGAGATTAGAGCCATTGCTGAACGCATGGCACCTCAAGTCACTGGTGAGGTCAGTGGTGTTGCAGGAAAGTCAAAGAAACAGTTCTTGCATGAAAAGTCTTTGCCTATAGACATCAGAGTTGATACACCAATGCCTGATCCAGAGATTGTTGACCTAGCCAAGCACAAAGGCAAGGTAATGGTTGGGATTAAAGGTGATCCAACTGTAACCAATCAAACGCTACACAAGGTTGGCAACATGGAGTTAGAGTCTCCTGCACCACAACATGGTGGCCCACTTTATGGTCAAGGTAAAGATGTCTTCTGGGCATCTGGATTAGGCCCTGCACAGGGTGTACAAAACTTAGCTAAAGAAGCCTCGAAACAATACAACGCTCCAGTTTTGGGTAACTATGTCATGATGGGGCCAGACAGCTACTACTATGCTCAACACTTGGCTGATGCCAACTTAAACGCTATTGCCAAGTCAGGTATGACTGAAGAGCAGATTGAGAAACTTAACGAGTTGATTCGCAAAGGTGGGCCACTGTCTAAAGGCCCAAGGCCAAACTTTGAAACTGTCAGCGATATTGGCAATGCCTATATGCAAATGCAGATGGATCCAAAGCTGAGGAAGCACTTCAATGAGCTAATGATGAAGCCTACCTTGAGTGAAGAGATTGGCATACCTAGAGGTCAAGACATAGCCTATGCAATCACTGAACCTAGATTACGCAACTTAGAGAGAGGTGTAACAGGACATTCAATTGGTGAGATGAGGCCAGATCAACCATTGAGTTACTCTAGCCATCCTACTTACTCGCATGACATCCCCGGATCTTTCCTCGGTACCTCATCGCATCCTGTTCCTTACGAACTTTCTTTCCCTGACACGGTCAAGGCTGTAAGATCAGTTCCTAAACAAGCCAGACAAGAGTTTGGTTCTTTTGGAATGGTTGGCCCACGCCAGATCATTGATCAACAACTGATTGATGAGCTTGGCGAGTATCAACGTCAGATGAAAATTCTTACTGGCAAGAAAAAGGGTGGAGCTATAAAGAAAGCCAAGGGTGGTGAGATCAGCGAAGATGACATCCAAATGGAGGTTAGACCACTATGAGCGTCCTAGGACAACTAGCCAAGGTTGCTAAGGCTAAACCATTGCGTTCTACCTTAGACGAGGCTGTAGAGGCTCTGGCTCGTCCCAAGGGCACTGGTGCTGAGTACCTTAAGGAACTTGAGAAGACCAAGGGTGTAAAGCCTACAGAGATCAAAGAGCGTGGCATAGACAAGGTTCTAGCTAATATGCCTAAGGT